GATGTATAGATCCTCTTTGCCGTACAATGCAGCTGGGATAGCATCTACTACTTTACCAAGCTCTGTGATAACATTAGCAGCTGTGATAGTAGTACCTACTACATCGATAACATCTGCGTTAGCAGCAGCCAAAGTAGTGAAACCATCGAACTCACCAGCGTTTGCATCAGCACCTTGCCAGATGTTTGATTCGTTCTTAGCAGCTACCTTAGAAGCAACATATCCGATAAAGTAATCAGAGAAAGATGCTGGTAGTACATCGTGAGCAGATAAGCCCATTTCCATTGCAGCCCAATCGTCCTCAAAATCGCTCTTACACAATTCTAGGTTTACTTGAAGCTGCTTAACTTCCAAGATGCTCTCTGCGAGAGTCAATGTAGAAGTATCAGAGAAATCACAAGTAGCATCCTTAGTGATAGCATCAAGGTTGATAGTCTTGAGGACTTCTTTGAATTTTACATTCGGTTTGATTGTAACACCACCGCCTTCGATAGTGTCTGCGCTCAAGAGAGCTGCTGATACATAACGCCCAGCGAATTCACCAGCGTATGTAGTTGTTACTGAAGTGGTTGTAGCCATTTTTCTTCTTTATTAAAATTTAGGATAATTTACTTAAAACACGAGATAGAGTGTTCTGCGGTGCTTTCTTAGCATAGCGATTCATCTCTACCTTTTTCTCTACTGGTGCAGCAGCGACTTTCTTAGCAGCTGGAGCTTCATCGATGCTCATCTCTACCTTGTCTTCTTCTGCACTCATTTCTTCCTCTTGAGGCATCATACCAGCGATCAACTCTTTGATCTCTACGATAGCTGATTCGAACTCCTCTTTGGTTACATAGTTCATTTCTTCCTCTACTTCTTCAGCAGCTTGTTCAACCTCAACTTCTTCTTCTTCAGCTGGAGCTTCTTCTACTTCTTTGATCTCAGCGATGACACCTTCTTCTACGATAACCAATACACGACCATCTTCTAGTTCATGCTCTCCAACAGGAGCAGCTACCTTCTCCTCATCTTCACCTACGAGGAAAACATTTTGACCAGCCTCGAAAGACTCAGCCTCAATCACGACACCATTAGCGAGGCGCATATTCGCCATCTCTACCTTTACCTCCTCAACAGGAGCAGCTTCTTCACTTGGAGTGAGAGCCATTTCAATCTTCTTGAAAACTTCGTTTAGATTCATCTTCTTGAACTTTGTTAATTAAAAAACTATTTATTGATATTTTGGGTTACTTTCTACAACTGATCCAGTTCCTTCAATTTGCTCTCTGCCCATCTCTTAGCACTTAGACCACCCCATAGGAGGTAGCTGATGTAGCCACAGCTTGTAGTATCTCCCTCATCGTAGTACTCTTGCGCTCTACTTAGATAGCTATACATACGCTTGATGGTTTCTACTGAGAGTGGTTGCTTCTGTGCTAGTTGTTGCGCTCGGATCTTACCCACTTGAGTAGCGCACTTGTTGCCTTGCTTCTCGTTGAGTTCGATTCCTTTCTTTGCATTGTTAGATACTGAATCAGGGTAGTCTTTGAATGACTCCATCTCCAGCTTCTTTCCATTCTTGTATCTCTTGTCGTTCTTGAGAACGCCCTTTGTTATTCCCAGTAGATAAAGCGATAGGAGGTGTTCTGCTTCTGCTGATTCGATTGCTGATAGTTCTGTATTGACTTCAATAGCGGACTCTCGCTGCATGAACCATCCTTCGATGCTGAACCCTTTGACCTTACCTTCTTTGACATAGCCTTCCCAGATATCATCGTTATTCACTTTCATAGACACCATCCAAGTACCTACTGGGTACTCTAAGCCATAGGCTCTAGACTTGTCCTTCTCGCTGTCCTCAATAATCCAACTCTCCACAAGCGATAGACCTTCTATCTTCTGCTCATGCTCTAGGGTTGCGTTGCCTTGCTTACCATTCATCAAGTACAACTCCGATGCTCTGCGTATCGTTTCCTTCGTGAAGAACACATAGTACTCCTCATCACCATCGACACGATAGATAGGCTTCTCTGGAATCATAGCTGCACCCATAAGGATGCGCTTCTCGTTATCTACCTCCTTGAACTCGAACTTGTGTTCCTTGCTCATGGTGATGAAGTCCTCCTCTATCGCTGGATGCTCTACGATGCTGATAGCATCAATGCCGTGCAATAGCTTCTCCTCATCTAATACTAATTCAAAAAATCTCATACTATCCGAATGTTGCTGTTTCTTCTATTTTACGATCTAGCTTCTGTGCGCTCTGTATGTCTTGGTTTACTACATACGCTCTCATTGATGAGCCTTGCAGACTCTCTGCGATCTGGTTGCCTAAGTTAGCACCTGATGTATCAAAGCCGATACTAGAGTTTAAGCCTTGCGGTCTTGGGATGTTTGGTGCTGGTGCACTAGGTACTGAACCTCTGCTACCTCCACCAAGCTGTCTACCCCCTACGCTTACATTCGAAGGTGATGGTGTAGGCACATCGGTTTGATAGATTGCTCGAACACTAGCGAGACCACTTGCTACGACACCAGCTGCTGCAATAGCTCCAAAGATACCACCTTGTGCTAGGGCTTTAGTAGCACCTGTGTAGGTGTTTATAACCGCCTCCGCTGCGCTTATGGCTTTACCAGCCGCTGCGTTCTCACCAGCTAACTGACCTAGACCATTCAATGCTCCAGCTACGATGTCGAGTTCCGCCATCTTTTGATCTCTGGTTTTCTTCGCTGAGTCAGCTTCTATCTGCTCTTTAACAGAAGCGTACTGCTGATCTATCTGAGCCATGCTTGTGCGGAGCATCTTGTGCATCTTCAGTTCGTTATCTACTGCGAACTTCTTGCTGTCTACTGCTTTCGTGTTTAACTCTAGGACAGCTGACTCCTCATCACGAATCGCTTGGGCTGCATCTCTTACTTGCTTGTTTAAGCTGTTGTAGGTAGCAACCAATTCCTTCAAACGAGTATCACGCTGTGCTTGTAATTCAATCACACGAGCATTGGCTTCTGCCTCTGCCTGTAAGTCAGCACGAGTAGATTCACCTAGTGCATTCTGCTCTTGTAAGATTCTTGCTCTCTCTGCTGCTATTGCTACCTCCTCATCAGCTAGTTGCTTCTCTAAGTCCATAGCCTCCTTTAAGGCGTTGGCTCTTGCTTGAAGGTCTCTAGTTTCATCTGCTGCTACAAGTCGCAATGCTTCAATAGATGCTCTACGCTCTGCACGAGTTTCTATCATTGCAATCTCACGATCCTGTAAGGCTTGGAATTGGCGTTCTAGTTCGGCTGCTGCCGATGCTTCTTCTCGTATCTCCTCACCCAATCCCTTGAACGAGTTTTTAAGTAGGTCTACACCACCTCTGAAATCACCAGAGATAATCTTAAACAGACCTTCACCGAAGGTAGACACACGATCAACAAGCACATCGATAGTAGCACCTACCGCCTTGAACACTTGGTTGATCTTATCTGCACCTCTTTGGGTATTGGTGAAGTAAGATACTAGAGTACCGATAGCGAGAACGAGCAGACCTATACCTGTGGCTGCTATCGCAACCTTCAAGGTTTTCATTGCCTTGACTCCGTTCTTTATACCAGTTACTGCATTCTTAAAGCCAGACACTAGACCGCCAGTCATCTTGTCGATGCCCGATACCAAACCATCAAATGAGCCTTCAGCTTTATCTGCGGCTTTTGCTGTGTCCTCTACGGCATCAGTCAGCTTGTCTACATTATTGACAGCCTTATCCGTTTTGACATTGATTTCTATTTCCCTTTTCTCAGCCATTTGATGTGTGCTTTAGCTTCCTTCCATGTGGTGATCATCTTATACTTTCCTTTCGCTATCTGTACCTCCTCTGTGAAGTGGTCAGCGTATGGAAGCTGCTTAATTATAAAACCCAAGTTCATTAGACATCGTTTAGAAGTTCAAGTGTTGCCTCTCTCGTTCTCAAGTTAAGGTTCACCTCATTTATGACATACCGCTTCCCAGCAATCACTAGCTTGTCGTTCATCTTCAACTGGTAGATAGTCGTGATAGGTAGGATAGCCTTGAAGCTATACACCCTCCTACTAGGCGAGTAGAGGTCAGTAACATAGTCCTCCCAGAACTGAGAGTACAGCGTTTCATTGAACGCTTGACCATGATACGGATCTAACTCTAGACCGAAGGTCAGCATCTGTGTTACATCTGCTGCTGTGCTGTTATCTATATTCGCTATGAATACACATTGCTCCATCGGATCTGCTGGACTAGGAGTCAGTCCACTCTCATCTAAGAACCCGATAGGAGTTGCGCTAATGTCTAGCGTACCATTAGAATAGAATATCATAGGCGCACCGATATAAGGCTCT